CTTGGTCTTCATCCGCGTCTGATGGTTCCAACTCTGATTCGGCTTCTTCCACCGACGGCGCTGCCACTCCCGCTCCAGACTCGACTACCAGCACCGACGCTGCTGCGCCGACTGACACCTCGTCTGCTGATAACGGAAATCAAGGTGGAAATAACGGCGACAATGGAAATCAAGGAGGAAATAACGGAAACAACGGAAACAATGGAAACAACGGCAACAATGGAGGAGATAACCAGAACACACCATCAGACAGCGCCTCTACTCCAGCACCAACTGATGACTCTTCCTCAGCCCCTGCCCCAACTGACGCTGCTCCGACTGACGCCGCTCCATCGGACGCAACTCCATCGGACGCAACTCCATCGGATGCTACTCCATCTGACAATACTCCCACTGACAATTCCTCTGCTGCTCCCGCCCCTACCGACGCAGCTCCATCTGACGCCGCTCCTTCGCAAGGAAACGATAACGGAGCCGGCAATAACGACAACCAAGGAGGAGACAACGGTGCTGATAACTCCACCGCCTAAGAACGTCTTGGTGTAGCCAATTCGTTTGACTGAATCATAACTTGGTGCTTTATGCGAAAACGCTTGAATTATTCTTCCTTATCTTTTTAGTGCTCGCATTTTACAACATCTCATTGCATCTACCCACGCTCGGTCCGGTCTGTGACCACCCCTTCATCTTCCTCTTTTACTCTAGTTCATTTGGATACGTTCGGTCGTACATGTTGCTCTATTTGTACGCTTTACTCGTAACCACATCTCTGATAGAGACGGTAACCTTAAACAACGTCCCGTTTACGCTGTAGACGACCTTTTCATCATTATTGAAGTAATGATAACTTTCCCACTCCTAGTTATGGCTAGAGCTGCCGACTGCTGTATTTTATATGGCCTCGAAACCCTTCGTGGTGCTGCTCACTACCTTGACTTCATTGCAAAAAGTTATGAATCATACTTCTGTATCGACTGGTCCGCCTATGATCAACGTTTACCTCGCGTTATTACCAACCTCTACTACACGGATTTCCTTGAACAACTCATCGTTATCAACTCTGGATACCAACCTACTATGGATTACCCATCCTACCCAGATGTCGACTCACACAAAATGTTCAAACGCATTTCAAACTTGCTACATTTCCTTCACACGTGGTATAACAACATGGTCTTCGTTACTGCTGATGGTTTTGCTTATTTGCGAACTCATTGCGGTGTACCTTCCGGTCTATTCAACACTCAATACCTTGATTCTTTTGGAAACCTTTTCCTTTTAATCGATGGCTTTATTGAATATGGCTTTACTCCCGAAGATATCATGTCTTTTACTCTTTTCGTCCTTGGTGATGACAATACTGCATTCACCCTGCTATCCATAAATGAACTAACCTCATTTATCAACTGGTTCGAATCTTATGCTTTCAAACGCTACAATATGGTTCTTTCCCGTAACAAATCAATCGTCACACACCTTCGCAGCCGAATTGAATCGTTATCTTACCGAGTTAATTATGGTATGCCCACTCGTCCATTAGACAAACTTATCGCACAACTCTGTTACCCAGAACGTGGCCCTAATGATAAGTATATGTCCGCACGAGCTATTGGTATAGCCTACGCAGCCGCTGGCATGGATAATGACTTTCATGAATTCTGTCATGATGTTTTTAATACATTCCTTCCCTATGCTGCTTCTCCAAGTGCTTTAACCGCTGAACGCGTTGCACCTTTCCTGCCCGGCGCATTTAAGGTCTTCGATGCTATAAGCGAACACATCCCCTTTACGCACTTCCCTTCTATTCTAGAAGTTCGCCAAGCCTACGCTAGATATTTAGGTCCTCTATCTTTCCAACCTAAATGGAATCTCGCTCACTTTATCAACCAACCGAACGTGATCCCTCCATCTGCTATGACACTTTCCGATTATCGACTATTACACAATGTCCCTCGACAGCCTGTTATAAACTACTTCGAATAATCATTCCTTGGTCAATTTTACCTTTTTTGTTTATTATCATTT